GCTATCAGTAATAGCTTGAGTGGCATTCTCTTCTTGAGATTGTGATGACACCAGATCAGATGCTGCACCAAGAGCGGTACCTCTAATAGCAATACTGGAGATACCTCTGCCAATACCTGCTGCACCACCTGTTACAGCAAGGGATCCATAGTGAACACCTTGCTTGAGAAACTCACCCCACCACGTGTTAGTAAGGTTATTCTTTTCAATATCCTCTAGGTAGCCAATGACTCCTAAAGGATCAAAGTCAGTTTGAGCTTCTCCTGTTTCTTGTATCTCTTCACCAAGACGACCTGTCGCCATATCAACCATCCTTTCAGGAAAAGAAAGTATTGAGCTGGCGGATAGTGCTAGGCCACCAACGGTGCCACGTTTTAATTCATCTGCAACATTAACGTCGGACTCTTCATCCTCGTTATTTTCTTCTTGAAGAAGTCTTGCCTCTTCAGCTTGTTTTTGGTCCCGCCTTTCTTGTGCAAAGGCAGCCATACCATCAAGTGTATCCTGAATTTCTTGAGGATCAATTAAATTTGGATCAATCATTACGAGTTAAGCTCGGCTAGTTCTTCCGGCGTGGCATGTTTTAAGCCAACCCATCTACCAGGTCCACCGCTTTTCCATAGAGAAGCAAACATCTGGTCTTGGGTTGCCTCATTAAATTTACGGCTACGTGAAAAACCTAGAGTAGAAATCAACTCTCTAAAAGTATCTCTTGTAAACTGATAACGACCGACAGCATGTAAACGACCTTGTGAGATCCATTGTGCATCAGTTACATCTAATTCAGCCTGGAGATCGATGATTTCTCCGATGGTCATATCAGTCAACGCACGTCCGCCGTGCTGACTCATCTTCCTAATGTCTCCTGAGTATCCTTCAGTAGCGTTACCACCATCAATACCAATCTGGTTGACAGCGTTATAACCGCCAACACTATCTGATTCATACTTACCAACAATATCAGACTTGCGCTTCATGGATGTAGAAAGAGGTGAGTTTGTAAGCGCAGGACTGTTGTAATCAATATTGCTTTGAGATCTAAAAGTACGAGACCTAGTATTAAACGGTTGAGTTAGTACTCGTTGTAATGCAGGTTCAGCTTTTTCGTAAGCCTCCCTGCGAGAGTCTTTCCCAAGATTTTTTCCGGTATATGCAAGGTACTGGCTATCAGCAAGATCCCAAGCAGTGATATTTTTATGGCCACGTGTTACATCAAAATAATAATCAGGTATTTCTCCAGTACCATTGTTATAAGATTCAAGCTCTTTTAAATAAGCCTCAGTACCAGGAATTACCGTTTTGTTTTCATCAAAGTTTTTATTTTTGAGATAGTTTTTTCCATCAAGAACCTGCTGCTTACGTCTATGATCTACCTCAACATCATTACCGTAACCAATTTCATGATACAACTGAGAACGGGTATAACCTAAGTTATTGCCATCCTTATCAGTCATCTGGTCCCTGATGGTTTTTAACTGATCAAGCTGTGTTTGTCTTGCCAAGTCATGCGCCTTACTTGGGCTGGCACCCTCCATAATGTTGCCTTGATAAAGACGTTCATACTCCAACTGAACATTACGAATAACAGTTTGATAATCTGTAGAACCTACATCATCAACACCAACAGCTTCATTTGTAATTGAATTTGCCATGGAGGAGATGTGCCCCTTGGAGGCTTTTACAATGGCTGGAGGCGGAGCAGAAAGACCACTAGCTCTAGCAGTATCTACATCTCCTTTGTATTTTCTAGCCAAAGCAGGGCTAACGTTCGCTAAGTCAGATTGAATTAAATATCCACGGCCAGTATCTAGATTAAGCTTTTCTTGTAAAATAGTTTCATCAGCTTTGTCATCACGTTCTTGTGTACGGGTAAGGTAACCATCAAAAAATTCAAACCGATGTCCAGGGATTCCCGTATCTTGATACGCATCCTTTTTCATCTCGGCAATTTGGGCAGGGCTAAACCTGGCTCCTTCCTTAAGGTTTTCAACCTCTTGATCAAAAAAATCTTCTCGTTGTTGAATAGCAATTTGCTCTAGATCTTTATCTCTTTGATAATTGCTAGCTTCTATGATGTCACGAGAACCTATTAGAGTTTTAAACCTAGGGTGCTCACGGAATGGCTTACCATTAATAATCTCATCACCTAACGCTTCAATACCAAGAACATTACCTGCTTCAGCCTGCTCCTTAAATGTAGTTTCAAGAAGATCTAAAGCTCCTGCTCTTCCTAAATAATTTCCTTGAGCATCTTTTGTAGAACTAGCCGCCCGAACAAATTTACTGACTGATCCACCTGGCGCGTAGAGTTCAGCAGTAGCATCCCGAACAACCGTAGCTGATTGATCCTGATCATTAGCATCTTCAAGTAGCTTGATCTCGTTGTTTTTTGCTTTGGTATAAGCAGGAATTGCATACTTAGCAATCAGACTCGTAGAGTAGTTGTCAGCGAGACCATTTAAAAAATCAGCAAATTGAGACTTGGTGTAGGCTTTTTTCTGTTCATGGGTTAAATCATTTTCTGCAAAGTATGCAGCAGAGCTTTCACTAAAACTAGAATTAAAATCATCAACAGCTTGGATGATACCAGTTTTTTTCAGTTCAGCTATGTGATAACCGTTGAGACGACGGATGCCTTGAACAACAGACATACGTTCACCATTCTCTTCAGCCTTGCTAACAATTTTGTCAGTAGCCTTAGTAGATTCTTCAAGCTCAGCCTCTAGTTCATCTTGCTTAGCACGATATTCGTCAAGCTTTTCTTGTGTGTCAATACCAAGCTCATTAAAGACAGTAGCTTCTGTTTGGAACCTTTTGATGCGTTGTTCTTGTACAGCACCAAGGACGGAACTTAAAGTACTTGACAAGGCACTAAGTGATCTCATGTCGTCGCCAGCATTCTTTGCGTTTAGCAACCGTGTCTGGTCATTGGCATTTACAGACTGGTTAAAACGATCAATATTTGTCTCAAGTGAATTATGTAAGTCACGTAATCTGTCTGAATACGCGGGTGTGGGGTCTGGATTAAAGTCCTTAGACCCAGATGTAATACCTGAATATGTCATCCTTGTTTAGGTCCTCCGATACGTTTGGAATCAGGTGCAAAGCTGTTGTATGTAGTAGCACCTTGTACTGCTGCACCAGCAAGACCTGCAACCAGGCCAAGCTTGCTCGGACCTTTGACAAATTCAATATCCTGACTTGGAGCAGGACCAGCACGGTATGGGGTAGCAACTTGTGCAAAGAGTTTCTGTCTCTGTGCATCAGCCGACTTACGTGCCTTATCAACATTTCGCTTACTAGCAATATCAGAACGTGTAAGATTAGATACCATCATTGCTCGTTGTCTTCCAATGTTCTTGGCAGCATTTTTTCCATAACTACGAGATCGACCACCTTCTTTAACAGAAGATTCTCCTAGTAACTTTGCAACTAATGTTTGATCAGCGGCAAGATATTGATTGATACGGTCGTCTTTGGCTAATTCTTCTTCAGCAGCAAAACCAGCAAAGGCAAGTGACTCAGCATCTTGTTGACGTTCAACGTCGGTAACTGCCTGATTGTATTCTGCAATACCACGTAAATTGGTAAGTTCATACTGACGATTTCTTTGATTTGCTTTGTTAGCAATTGATCTATTCTGAGCAGCAGCCTGAGCTTGAGCATCTTGGTGTGCACCAACCGCACCCAAAGCAGAAGACCCTGCACTCAAAACACCTAACGTTGCACTAACGGGTTCGCACACGGCAAAATTCTATAAAGGTTAAATTGTTTGGTCCATGAGTTAGTTCCCTAAGAAACTTAAAACCCAAGAACTTGAGAAGCTTGAGGTGTGTTGTATTACGTTTATCTGCAATGTTCCAAAGCAACTCTTCAGAGCGGCTTTCGATATAGCGTTTAGCTTCTCGTGCAAACGTAATAGGGTATTTAGATATAGCAGGAGTACATAACATCCAGATTTCTCCTTTAGTTCCTACACCTGCAGCACCAGCGATTACTCCTGATGGCACTGTGAAATAAACAGAGTCTGTTTGTTTAGCACCTATAGGTAGGGTAATTTTCGGGTCATGTCCATGTCCCTCCACTACCTCTCGGTAATCATCTGGACGTAAGTTACAGGCCACCTCATAGGCAGCCTGCATAGTGATTGGATGGATAAACTTAGACACGTTTATGATTCATAGGAGTGTAGTCACCCTCCCAAGTCAATGAATGTAAGGAAGCAGGACCTGGATGGGTAGATGTCACGTCAACCCTAAAGTTAGAGTTACGTTGATAGATAGGTACTGTGTAAGAATAATTATCTACAAATGGACCTTTACCTGCTTTGTACCAGTTCATGATTGTCTGATCAAGTACGTTACTAACAACCTGGTTATTACGTAGATTGACCTTTGCATTAATCTGAGACACATCACCGTAGTGAAGATGGATACGTTGAATTACAAGGGAGGCAGTTAGATCAGAAGTAGTCTTGTCACCGGCTGTCTTACGAACATAGAATTTAGGGATAGAAGCTTTAAATTCAAAGAGCCATCCAATGATGACTACTTCTCCGGCAAAGTTACCGTGGAATACAAAGTCATTTCCATTGACAGACTTGTACTTGTATACAGCTCCTGTATCCCTATCAACTACAGCAGGTGTACCTGTACCAACACGGTTAGGCCAGCTAATAGTAGTAGTGTTATCTGTACTGTTGTAAGATCCTGCAGTAATGAACTGAGAAGAATCTAAGTGGATCTGATAATCACGAACATCGCCAAAGAAACCAACACCAGGTACAAAATCATCAACTGTAGTTCCGACATTGCGATCCTGTAAGTTGAGTTCAAGTAATTTATAATCAGAAGAAACTAGATATAGGTTGTCATCCAAGACAAACAAATAAGCAACGTTATATGGTAATGTCCATTTGTACCAAGCTGTTTGTATACGTTCGGTACCAACAGTAATATAGCGATAAAGATAAAGATCTGGGCTACCTTTTTCCGCAAGGAAAATAGTACTATTCTCTCTACTATTAGAAATAATATTAACTGAGTTAGGGACTAACTTAGAGACCACCTTTGTTTGGTCAATAAGCAGCGGCTCACCCTCCCGCTTAATGTCAAACATTTCAAACAAACGAGAATATGTACCAGCAGTATCTAGAAAACCAATGGTTGTACCTAAACTAATAGGAGGAGTATCAGGGCTATACCTATAAGTAGATATGTTTGATAACTTTGCCGTATCAGGTGTCAAGGAGTCACTATCTGTATGCAACATAAACTGCTGCGTCTCTCCAAATATAATCAAACCGGTATTAGTTTCAATACAATCAACAAACTTGGTTGGCTGAGTGGAGCTAGATTGAATATCAATAGGATCATTCCCTGACACTACAAGGGCAGTGTTGTTAAAGAAATTAAAGATTTCATCTGCCTGACTTAGAATAACGTTGTCTTCACATAAGAACCCAAGACGGTTTCTATGAAAGAAAGTTTGTGAAATTTTTTTGTCTAAGAAAGTAGGGAAGGGATTAGTAGAGTCATCACCCACTGCTCTAGTATCCCAAGTAATATAACTAACTTGAAAGCTACCATTAGCCTGACGCTGAATCTTAATTGGTAAGGTTTCTTGATTCAATGTGGTAAATACATCAACACCAGACGCTGAAGGACGAACAGTTTCCTCCCAGCTACCCGGACCATCTGCATTATTTTGTCCAACAAATTTGAGATAGAAGTCATCCTCTTGTGAGTCACTACTGTTAACAATTTTAATGACCATACCATGTTTACATTGCCTTGGTAGTTCAGTAACATCATTAACCTCTGTAGAAGTAATTCTCCAAAGATCAGGTTGAGCTGTAGTTACATTGAATGCGCTAGTATGAGATATAAAGAATCCATTGCCAATCTTTTGTACATGAGGTGTAAGGCTAGTATTAGCTAGATCAATATCAAGAACAGTATCAGCAGAAATAGTTTGGTTGGCATCAAAGCTTGTGGGTGTTGGCCTGAAGGTACCAAGATCTAATTTTGTTTTAACAGGCAGAACCTCTTCAATACGTATCGTATGAGTAACATTCTTGAGAACAACTGTTACGTCCGTACCAGCAGCATAGTTATTACCGCCATGTAAAAGCTCAACATTTGTATTATATACTCCAACATAATCGGAAGCTTCAATATCAGTTCCAGCATATTTAGAAACTTGTACTTGTCCAGTAACAGTGAGACGAATAGTCATTCCAGATCCTGGATTTGAACCGTTGTCGATTTCAAAAATGCCTGATCCTTGGTATGGCAATGTAGGATCTAAATCATAATATTGTCCATTATGAGCACCCACAGTGGCACCAGAAGGTCCTCTAATGAGCGTCACCACTTCACCTGTTGGATCCGTGATTTGGGTAGACATTCCAGTTTTAAAAAAGGGAGAATCTGCCGGTGTTTTAAGACTGATTTTAGTAACTACACCCCTTGAAGAACTACCACCAACATATGCAGCTGAAGCACTAGGACTAGCTACATCAAAACTATATTCACGACCATGTGAAATTTGTCGAAGCTCTACAAAGGTTTGGAAGTTTTCATCAGGTGATGTTCTTCCAACTAATGCTGCACGGGTCTGAGACTTAGCAGTTGTTTTTGCAGTATTGACAGTAGTGTTCGTGACAAAGGTAGTATCAGCAACCGTGAGAAATTTAAGATCTGATGCTGATGTATGAGAAAGATATGACGATACATTGCCACTGACAGAAACAGCAGTGCCATCACTGACTTTCCATATATTGACAGAACCATTGGTCTGTACCTGGCCTATATATGCACCTTCCGACTCGTCACGATAATAACTAAACCAAGAACCAGTACTGGTAGCACCACTCAATGAATTTAGATAGCGTGAACCAGGACGTTTGACTAAACCTTCTGTGATGTCTGGTACACCATTCAGTAGATCTTTGACCTGACCTGGAAGCATTAGCTCATCAGGCTGCTGTGAGATGCCACCTGTAAAGCTTGGAATTGTTTGAGTGATACTTGTCATTAGCGCCTTAGTGCATGGTGAGGTTTATATGCTTGATAGGACGTGCCGTCTGGCCAACCCATAAAGGTGTGATCGCCTTGATCACATTCGTAGTCCATACAAGATGCACGTGACTGTGCCTCCTGTGAACCGAGTAGCTGTACTAATTGAGGGTTGGCAACTAGTTGAGTAGCAGCTCGACCTGCTGCACGTAATGTGATGTACCGTTGAAATACAGACGGAAGGTCGTTGAACTCATACAGAGTCACTACGTCTAGATACAGGTCAGTAGTAAAGACATCGGTATGGTTGTACTTGTCATAGAGACGACCATTCCTTTTAACTACATCCGTAGTCTTAATGTTCTGACCATCAGTAACATCATATCTAATTACGTTAGGAGCAATGATGTAATACCCATTAACATCAGGTGAATACTTATAGTTATATTCAGTATTAAAAGACCAGCCTTCGTTCTGTACATCAATATTTACTTCACGCAACAAGTTATGAATGAATGAAATTTCAGGGTTAGTGAAGTCAAGAGTATTGACTGGGGCTTGACCGATACTCCCCAGAATTGAGTTAACTGCGGATAGTTCGGTATCGAGTGAAATCGTGGAGGGAGTAGTCATATAGTTAAAAAAAAGGGACCCCGAAGGATCCCTGTAAAGTAATAATCAGAATGCAGAAGGAGCAGACGCAGTGCCTGCAAACAGTTCTACACAAGCAGCAGGGTTCAGATAATCTGCACCACAGGCCATGCGGCCCAGAAGCACGTCACCTTGATAGATGACACTTACATCACCACTGGTGACTTGAACTTGAGGACCAATTGCCTCAACAACACCAGCACCTTCCTTTTGGAAGATCAGACCGCAGGAGTTAGAGCCAAGCTCAGCCGCGGTACCGTAATCGTTGTTGATACCAGTAGAAGCAGCAGAAGCATTTTCAGCAGCCACTCCAACAAAGTCACCGGTGTTACCAGGTGAGGTAACGCCAGGGTTTGTAGCAGAGCCAGAGCCATACTTAGTACCGTAGTTGCCAAAGAACGGGATGTTCATTGACTTGAAGATCTTGATGCCAGCGATCTCAACGATGCCTTGGCCGTTCTGCAGGGCAGTTCCCTGAACGTCACGGTTTACAAGACCATTGGATCCGACAGCTTGGATCAGTTCGTAGTACTGACGTGGGTTCAAAACACCGCAACGTCCGTCGCTACTGACACCCTTCTCATCCATCGCAGCAGCGGCGTCGTAGAAGGCGGCAACAAGGTTGCCTGCAACATAAGCATCAGATGCGTTAGCAGTTGCGCCAACACGGATCTGAGTACCACCTGGTTCTGCAAAGTTAGAAGCAGAGACAGGAGATGCAGCACGTGCACCACGGGTAAGAGCACGGAAGATCAGACGGTCATACTTTTCAGCAAGTGCATAGCCGATCTTCTTAGAGATCTCTCCACGCAATTCATAGTGAGCAAGAGTTTCATCAAGCTCATACACGAACGCTGAGCTAATCAGAAGATCATCAATTGTGATCGTCTTCTCAGCCACTGGAGGTGCACCGTCGGTGTTACCTAAGATGCTGTTTCCAGGCGTATGAAATTCCGATGTCATACGACCGGTGTAGATGAACTGCAAAGATTTGCCGTTCTTAAGTGTACGCTTCATGACCATGTCACGAGCGATTGTGTTATTTTGGAACCCTTTAAACATCTCTCCACTAAAGAGCTTGAGATAAAGAGCACGCTTATCACCTGCAAGGTTAGCCTGACCTAGCTGTACTAGCTGAGCGGGGTTAACCGAAGACTGTTGAGCCATTGTAAATAATTAAATAAAGTAAATGTTGATATAACCTATTCAAGATCTTGAAATTTTTTGTGGTCTATTCCCACCGTCTAGACGGCAAAGGGTATCCTCCGTAGAGGGCCAATGCCAATTGCTAAGGGAGGATTTGCACCTCCCAATGACAGAACTACTTAGCGGCTTTTAAGGTAAGCCACACCGCGATAGACAAGCTTCTGCTCTTTGGCAGCTTGGGCTTGCTCGCGCAGACGCTGACGTAATTCAACGTTTGGCATAATATCCTCCATAAGAGAACTGAGGGACCCCGTTCCATGTCACCTCATGTCATGCGTCGTTTACCGAGATTGGTATCTTGTCCTGATCGACGGTATTCGATGAACGGACGATTTAATTAACCAATAGATGGAGCAGTCAGTGCTACCTCAGTGGTAGATGCTGCTGCCAGATCAAGTGGGAAGTTGTGTGCATTACGTTCATGCATTACTTC